GAGGAAATGGACATCGACAACAGGATTAGCTGGATTTGTAAAAACCGAACCGACATATACTGCGACTGTGGAGTCACCTGATGAGATAGATCCACTATCAAAAGTAAAAGCAAGGGTTGTGTTCGGTGAAGAAAAAGAACTTGTTGCAATCTTACCAAAGATAGTTCCTGTGTTAGAACCAATAACTTTGACTCTACGACCTACATGGTAAGCTGAAGTAATATTTGATGATATTGTAACGCTAGAAGCAGAGGCTCTTGTAAAGGTAGTTGAGCCATTTCCATCGCCTAATAAAAACCACTCTTTATCATTCCATACTGATCTTACATCAGCTAATTGTTCTCTAATGGCATTATTTACATCAGATGGACTCATGCCCTCTGAAATATTGACACCATTGATTGCTGTGTTGCTACTTGCTGTTGTGCTGTATGAACTTACTGTCATTATAATAATCCTCTATTCTGTAATGCTGTTCTGTTTTCATCTATTGGTCTGTCTAACAAACCAACAGCTCTTGAAGTTCTTAATAAATTTGTAGGTCTAATTGCAGTCCTAACTGGTGAAGGTAATTTACTAATTGCGTTATTTGCTGCTGCAAAAGGTCTTGAAGCTACACCTGAATAATAAGCAGCTTCACCCATTAGTCTAGGAGAACTAGTAATTAAAGTTGGTGCTATAGCTAAAGGATTGATAAAACCACCACCCAACAAAGCTGAACTTCCTACTCCCAAAGCACCTGATGGAATTAAACTTTGTAATCCTCTTGGTGTTAAAGTGTTTAAAGATTGACCAGCAAGTTTTGCCATCAAATTTCCATCTGCTGTATCAAGTAATTTTAATGCTTCAAGTCTGCTACCAAAATTTGTATTAACATTGTTTCTCATAACTGATTGTAACTTTCTCAAAGTTGTTCCAGCATCAGCTCTTTTGTTAAGACTAAGTTCGTTTCTTAATTTTTCCTCAAGTTTAATTGCTTCTTCATAAGCATTCATAACTTTTGCATAATCAGGAGACTCTTTGACAATAATATCTTTAATTTTATTTCTTACATCAGATACTAATCTACCTGAGTCACCAACATTAATACCAGTAGGGTACTCTGCATCAATTCTTCTTTTTAAAGCATCGAGGCCTTCCAAATTATGATTTCTTGGATCTAATCTCCATTCTTCAATAATTTTGTTTAATTGTTTTAACTTTCCTTGTGCTTTACTAGATAGTTCAAACTGCCCTAAAGTTTTGCTTTGCACTATATCTTCAGCAATATTAGAAATTATTTCAGGATTTACTTTTTTTGATCCTAAATCCAATTTGTTTTTTCCCTCAACAAATGTTTTAGAAGTCTGTGACTTTTTACTTTTTAAAGATTCAAGTGTATCTTCAACAACTTTTCCTACACTTTCTTTACCAGTAATATTGCTTCTAAAATCTTCAGCAACTTTCCCACCTTTTTGACCTGATCTAAAAGCTGTTGATATAGCTGTTTCACCAGCTCCAGTAGTCATACCTAATATTTTTGATGGTGCTTTACTCGCTAAATTAACTGTGCTTCCTACAGCTTTTGTAGCACCCACTATCGGATCGACTTTACTAGCAATATTAGCTACTTTACCAACTTTACCAGGTAGCATTGCACCACCACTAAATATAATTGAAACATCTGACAACATTCCCACAGGATCAGTAGCAAAAGTTTTTTTTATATTTTCAATACCACCATAACGATCTTTAAAAAACTTACCTACCTCTCTTGCTAATTGTTCATTGCCTTGTTCTCCAGGTCTAATAAGATTAACAACACTTGAGCCAAGAGATTTTAAATCTTTAGCTGTTTGTATAGGATTTAAAATAGGTGTTATTAAATCTTTACCAAGTTGCATAGTGCTTTCATCTAAATTACCTAGAGCTTGAAAAAAAGCATTTGTGTTCGGATCGTACTCTTTAATAAAACCCCTTGTACTTTTAGTTTTACTAGATGTTTTTGATGTCTTAGTGTTAAAATCTGATAATTTTGCCATTACTCTAACCCTAAATTGTAAGTTTCATTTATTAAATTAATGTTGTTCTCTATAAATTGTTTCTCTGAGTCACTAATATCAGACTCAAATATTTCAAGTAATTCATCTCCAGTAACATTTGCATAATCTGAAATATCATAAATATTTTGTTGTATTTGATTTTGTAAAGTTTCTGCTTCTGAAATATCAAATAAATTTAAGCCTTCATAATTACTTAATGTACCCTTATCTCTTAAATGATAATACATTGACTCTTTAGTTTTTAGACCTTTTAAGGTTTCTTCTTTTAATCTTTGTAATCTTTTAATATTAATTTCTTCATCTAAATATCTATTAAAAGATGCTCTTACAAGATTTTCACCTTCTCTTTCTGTAAACTGAGCTCCAAGAGTTGCTCTAAGTGATTGAAAAACAATAGACCTAATATCATCTTCTACTCCTATAGATTGAGGATTTAGAACAGCTTTTAATGCAAATGGTGTAGAACCAACCACAGGGCCAGTTACATTTTCATTTTGTAAAATATTAATAACATCATCAATTTTATTCAAATTTGTTATTTGTTGTGGTAAATCTTTATTAATAAACGAAAATAATTCTTCACCAGCTTTTTTATCAAAAGCCAAGTCTGCTGCTGTTAAAACAGTTCCATCTGGCATCCCTTGAGAGGCTGATGCTTTTGCCATACCTAAAGCATAAGCTAGTTGAGGATCTTGTTTTTGTAATTTATCCCAAGTTTTTTGTTCAGCTTCTGGAAGGTTATTATAAAATTTAAAATTTTGTATATCTGCTGTATCTTTGTTGCTTGTAATTAGACCAGCAGCAGTTAATTCAAGTTCTCTCTCTAAAAGTTTGTTTTCAAACTCTTGTTGTTTTCTTGCTGCTTCAGTTTGATCTGCCTCAGTCATGTACCCAAGTCCTTGAGCTATAGCTTGGCCAAAAGAAACAGGGGTTGTGGAATAACCACTAGCCTCTAATAAACCTCTTGCAAAACCAATACCTTGAGGACTTGATGCAAAATTTAATAAATTTTGACCTAATTGATTTGGAGGCACATTAGGTTTTTGTTGTGTAGGTCTTACAAAAGCTGGTTTGGCATATACATTTTTTGCACCTTGTTCCATACCAGCAGCGAAAGTATTTTGAGGAGTCATTTGAGTTCCTCCAGGTGCATTTGCACCCATACCAGTTAGAGCTGAAAATCTACCTCCAGGATTATTAGCACCCATAGACATTCTTCCAACATTTAAAGCTGAGTAACTTCTTGGAGTCGTAAATGTAGAAAATGGTGTTGTTCTAGGTGTTCCCATTCCACCAACATTCATATTAGGGATAACATTCATTGAAACATTCAAAGGTGAAGAAGGGATAAGACCTCTATTTTGTAATGCTATTGCTACCATTAAAAGAACCCTCCAAGAAGTCCTCCACCAATAGCTCCCATACCACCACTTAGTCCAGGTATCATACCAGCTAGTCTTGCACCAGTTAGAGCACCACCTAGTAATCCAGCACCAGTATTTCTAAAAACTGGTTGTGTTGATACAGTTGTTGATGGTACAGCAGCACCTAGTGAACCTAAGTATTGGTTTAATTTGATGTAAGGTTGCTGTTGATTGTAATCATATCTTGCTATTGCATCTTGTAATTTTGCCATCTCAAGCGACTCTCTATCAGCACCAACTTGTTGTAGTCGAGTGATATCGTTAAAATCCATTTCACCTAACTGTGGTGCAATCTGTGTTGCTTGAAATTGTCTATCTCTTTCTTTATCAAATTGATCGCCATATACTCTATTCGCAAGCTCGCCAAGACTTCTTGATAATATTTCTTGGTTCGCACCTGATCCTAATCGACCAGCTCTACTAAACTGTGATTGTACTTGTGATGTAACATCACCTGCCATTTGATTAAATAATGCTTGTGAGTATGGATTAGTAGTTGGCGATAGATAATCACCAGATAAAACTTTGTTTATTTCTTGTTGAGAAGAACCTAATAGTGGATTGCCTTGTAAAGCTCTCGCACTTGCTAATTGTAAAGCTGTTTCTGTTTCAGGTGCAAAATCAACATAAGTATTGTTTGGAAAAAATGATGGTATATCAGGGTTTTCATATAAATCTTGTGCTGCATCAATAGCTTGTGTGTAGTAGGGCCTAATAAACTCTGATGGCTCACTTGCAGTTGTTGTAGTTACATTTGTTGGGTTTGATCCTTTTGACATTTTATATTTCCTTATTTAGTAAGTATGCTTTTACTTTAAATCCTTTCAATTTTCGTACCCATCCTTTGCGACCTGCAACTTCGATATGAGTACAATTTTCTCTCTTTGCAAATTTTTCTATTACAATTTGTATTTTATCTAACCAATTATTAAGGTTTGTGCCTCCAGCTAAGAAATATCGTAATACTTTAGACTGAGGGTATGATGCTATCTCTGTTACGACAGCACTTTCTACTTTGTGGTTATTCCAACTAATAAATAGTTGCATACGATCACTAGTTATACCTCTAAGTATATCTTTGATTTCGTATGTTTCGTCTAATGCTTTTTCTAATAAAGGTGCAACTGATTTCCAAATGTAGAAAATATCCTCTTTTGGAACTTGTGTTACTATGTTATCCGATGACACAATACGATAAGTTTTGGTCGTTGTTGCTTGAACTTGCATGAGTAAGTGTTGCACTCCCATTTGATCTTGCAGATACAAATAAATTATTTAAAGCAGTTCTGCCATTTGCAGTTGTTGGCATAAACAGTATAACCGAATTACCACTTATTCTTGCATCGGTTAAGGTAGTCGATGTAGCACTTGCAGTTAATGTAATCGTGCCTGTGCTATTTAATTTACCATTGATTGTGTTATTCAATGATGTCGAAACTAATCGTAAGTGTTGTCCTGTATCTGGTATTGATAAGGGTACTTGTGGAAACTGATTATCTGCCACCTTCAGGTCTCGCTTCTATATCCACACCACTTAAAGTATTAAAGTTACCAGTTACATTTACTCTGACTCGATGATATCTCGATGTAGATCGTAAAGGACAAGTTCCACTATCATTTGTCGATACTGGACTTCCAACTGATATCGTATCTAACTGCGAGTTTCTTGTAATAGGTGTGACTGTAACAGTTGTGTTTGATGTACCATCAACAATCGGTCTGCAATTAATAAGTGTTGATCTCTTGTTTTCAGCACCTTCAAACTCAGTTGTATCTACTGTAGCTGAGAGGCTAGTAGCTAAGAACTTACCAAACTTATGTTCACTATTAAAACCAGCAAGACCTACAATACCTTCTTTATAAAAGTATGAGTCTAATGATTTTGTTAAGTTATCAAGATTACCTAACACATCTAAACTCTCTAAGGTTGTAAATGCCTCTTGTGAAGCACTTGATATAAACTCAAGGTCTAGTCCACTACCTGTTGACCATTTATCAACACTATAGTTATAAATTAAAAACTTGTTATTTGTTGTACCTGTAGCACCACCACCACGATAAGACCAAACGACTATAGAGTTGTTAGGATCTATCGCACTTGTAATATCATCAAGGTTAGATGATAAATCATCAAAAAAGAAATTGTTTACTTTACCATTCCCAATCGGTGTTAGTTGCTGTCCACCAGTTAATTTATAAAAACCATCTTGTGCTAAGAAAAATACTTGGTTTCCATAAGAAGCTACAGACTTAGGTGCAAATGCACCAATGTTATCTGCAATCTTGTCAAACTGAAAGACTAGAGGAACACCCACATAAGACATTCTGTAGATAGCCTTTTCCATAAAGATTACACCAGCAGACTCACCACCAACTATCGCTTGGATATTACCATGTGATCCAACAATATCTTGAAAGCCTGATTGAGTTGATTGACTT